TATCGGGGTAAAAGGGTGTCATTCCGTTTACAGGGTCTGTCGAGAATGCCTCGGCAAACCGTTCTCGCCTGCCCTTGCAGGTTTTAACCGTCCCTTTTTCGTCAAGGGTAGCGTTCTTTAATAGTTTTGCTTCGTTATCGTTAAGTAAGGCGGGGTAGACGGCGTTGTTCATGCCCCCTGATTGGTCGATAAGCCTGCCTATCTCATATGAACCGTTTTTAAGTTTCTTAGCCATCTGCCCTCACCTCCTTGAGTAAACCTTCGATGATTAAATCAATAGAGTTGCCTTTGCCTTCTCCATTGGAATCGTAAAGGAGATGCTGCGGTGCTTTCGACAACATCTCCCTGCCTTCCTGGGTATTAAAGTATTCTTTTAACCTTTGTCTGATAAGTGTTTTGTCGTTGTTGCACTCGTGGAATAATTGGAACATCTCTACTCTGGTCATCACCAATATTCCTCCACTTCCTGCGGTTCACCATTTGTTTGGGTTATGGCCGCAAAGCCTTCAGCCCATCTCCCGAACCAATTCTCGGCACGCTCTTCTTCCTCTTCTATGACAAAGTAGTCATATGCCGCATAATAACACATTAAAAGGTGGTCTACCTCTTCTTCCGAGAATGCCGGTTCATCGGTAAGCTCTGACATTTTAACAGGGATATACCTGTAAGCCACCGTCATGGTGTCGCCGGAGCTTCCATAAGGACATTCAATTTTTGAACCGCCGCGTACTTTTTCCCATGTTACCTCATATCCGTCACTGTCTTTTATCTCAATTATGCCGTTGTAAGTATTGGTAAGGGATGAAGTGTCAAATTGAAGGTTGCTGTCAAGCTCAACTTCTTCTGAGGTTTCAAGGAACCATTTCTCCCTGCATATCTTTTGATAGGCGTGGTTTATGGCTGTTTTAAACCTGTCTGTTAATTCTGTTTCATCCGTATAAGGAGTATCTCCTATGTTTTCATCTGTGTATTTTTCTACTCTTTGATACATTTCATCAAGGGTCATATCACCACCGCCTATACATTAAGAGGTTGTATATACACGGATACAGTCGCGCCGTCAACATCTTCAGTTGCAACTATCTTTATCCAATCAGGAATGCCTTTGAAAAGGAACATTTTACTTGCATCGGTCTGATAAGACATTGCCGCCATAGAACCGGTATTAGCCAATTCGTAGCAGTCTGTGTATGTGCCGGTTTTGGTAAAGGACCCTTGGACTTTAAAGGTCCAGTTTTTTGCTACGCTTATTGTGGCCTGAACCAATACAGCATTGTAGCCGGTACAATCTATTGGGTCTGAAGTTGATGTGGCGGTTTTTGCGCTTAAAGCCGTTATTACATTGCCCTTTGACATCTGATACACATCTGTTAAACCAGGCATATTATCACCTTCTTATAAAGAATTAAAGGGGCAATTACGCCCCCTTGATTAATCAGCAGGTATTCCTTCTTCTCTGCCGTCTGTCAGGATATTACTCCATACATCATCAGCATTGCCTTCTACATTGCCTGTCGGGTCAAAATCCGCTTTAGCAATGTTGAAGTAATTATCAACAATGATGTTTTCGCCTGAAGTAGCATCCCCGGCATCAGTGTCAAATACTTCCGTTCCATTTTCAATGAAACTGTTATTTTTAACAACCCAATTTTGGCACGGCATTTTCAGTACGTTAGCATTGTCTAAGAACCTGTTGCCTATCAATTCCCATCGGATAGGGTAACCATAACCCGCGCCGGTAGTGTTCTTGATAGCGTAACCGGTCATGGAAGTGATAAAGCAGTTGTAAATGCCAACGTGGCCGCAACCTCCGGATTGTTCTATGCCGTCTTGGCCGGAAGCAAACCGGCAGTTCCAAAACTCAGCATGGGAACCGTCGCGCTCATCGTCACCTTCACCGAGATCGTGGTAAAGTTGCACACATGCGGCGTCTGTGGGTCCGGCAAACAGGATGTTCATAAACCGCCATCCTTGCTGTATAACCTTCACAAGAGGAGCAGTCGTCGCCACAGTCGGTGTTGTCCACATAGCGGTGCTTTGGCTGCCCGCTTTGGGCGTTCCGTCTATGTGACGTGGGCGGTTGCCTGTACCAATAATAGTAACATCGAATACCTGTGCAGGCGTTGTTAGCTGTTCTGTAATTTTCCCGTGGAAAACAATCGTATCTCCGCTTGATATTACCGCAAATGCTTCAGCCATAGTTTTAAATGCAGTGCCCCAACTCAAGCCATCTCCACTAGCTGATACATTGGCGTTAACATGATATATAACGCCGTCATTGTTCCGAATACCAAGAAGGTTGCCGTATTCATCCACAACCTGCTTTTCGCTGCCATATGGGCCTACATATAGGCCGCTTTGTCCCACAGGCTTATCAAATCGTGTGTATCCCATAGTAATTCCTCCTTTTAATTAACAGGGGGCCTATTAAGCCCCCCACGGTTATATTCCGCACTAATTAATCGTTGTTGTTGCCGTACACCCACATCCACTCATCCCAACCAAAACTCCACAAGCCGACAGTTTTGTATTTGCCGACTTCAGTGTCAAAGTCGTCTTCA